GTCGTATGGGCGGGTATCAAAGCCATCGTATCAGCAGGGATGGCGGTTTTAGGACCTATCTTGACGGTAGGGTTTGCCATCATCAAAGCGATTGTCGTCAGTACATGGAACGCGATCAAGAATGTCATCAACGGTGCGTTAAATATCATCAAAGGAATTATCCAAGTCTTTTCCGGTTTGTTCACCGCCGATTTCCAGATGATGTGGGAAGGTATCAAGAACATCTTCAAAGGGGCATTAGAACTTATCTGGGGCGTTATTAACCTCTACTTCATCGGGAAATTGATTGCACCGATCAGAGCGTTCGGCGGATTGGCTAAGACGGCAGTCACCGGCGCATGGAACGGCATGAAAGCCGCGATTACAGCAGCAATGGCTTCGATAAGAACCGCTGTATCGACGGCGTGGACAACAATCAGAAGCGCTATCACAAATGCATTGTCCTCAATCAAAGCAAGTGTACAATCATCATTCTCGACAATCCGTAGTATCATCACAAATGCTATGCAAACGGTCAAGTCGGTCATTTCTGCAACATGGAACGCAGCGCGTCAACTCGTTTCTACCGCTGTCAATGCCATGAAAACAAATGTAACGAACGTATTCAATGGAATCAAGGCAGTAGTAACGGGTGTTATGAACGCGGTGAAAGCTGTAATCCAAGCACAATGGAACGCGGCGAAGTCTATCGTACAAGGTGTGGTCAGTGCAATTAAAGCCATTGTGCGTGGAGACTTCAATGCCCTTAAAGGGATTGTCTCGACCGCTATGACGGGCGTTAAGAACGCTATCGTAACCGGATGGAACAGTGCGAAATCATTCCTCGAAGGGATTGACCTGTCAAGCATCGGTCGTAACATCATTTCCGGTCTTGCGAGTGGGATCACGCAACAAATGGGCGAAGCAGTCCGGGCGGTTCAAAACGTCGGGGAAAGCATCATGGGTGCAGCTCGAAAAGTATTCGACACTCATTCCCCATCGAAACGAATGGAAAAAGAAGTAGGTCGTCAACTCCCTGCTGGTATCGCGGTCGGTGTCAATGCGAATACACGTCCTGCAATGAAAGCGATGCAGAACCTCGGTAATGAAATGATGATGCGGACACCGCGCAACTTTGCTTCTTCAATGGCGAAGAATGGATCAATGGCCCGTCCTTCATCATCACCGCAGACGCAAATGATCAACAATACCATCATGCTCGATAGTCAAGTCATCGGCAATGCCGTCACACCTATCGTCAACAACCGGCAGAACGTACAGGCGAACTTTAAAACGTATATGCAAGGAGGGAAAAATTAATGGGATTCCTAATCCGCTCGTTAGCAGGAGTCAATACCAAAGCGTCTGATTTAGGGATGCGTGTAACCTCGTTCGAACCGGAAGGGGTCAACATCGAAAACACATTCGCAGAAGTACAGGGTAGACCGGGTAACGTCGATCAAGGGGCGCGTCATGCGTCCCGTCGTATCGTCATTGAAGGTAAGTTCCAAGCGATGTCACGCGAAACCTTTCCGCTCTATCGTGACCGTATTAACGCGCTATTCGCTTCGTTACAGACGTTCTATGTCTCGGATGACCGACAGCCTTTCAAGCGTTGGTTAGTCCGTGTCGATGGCGTTGTCGATATGGCACAGTACAAGACGAGTGCAACCGGCACGTATAGCATCACACTAATTACCGTTGGTGTCCCGTACGCTCGGTCTAAAGTCACGAATCAACAAGTCGCGATGGAATGGGTGAACAATAGTATCGGTTGGGGTATGGGGTTCAATTGGGGCGAGAACGTTGTGTTCAACCATACTGGGTACACGTTCACTGAAACGAATCACGGGAATGTCGAGATTGACCCCCGCTTCATGGACTTGACGATTGAAGTCAGGTTCAATGGTTCCGGCACAGGGGCATTTGAATTGAACAACCTCACGACAGGCGATAGTTTCCGCTATGAGGGTTCGTATAATGCGGGGGATAAGTTGACGCTAGAAAACATCTACGCGAAGAAGAACAGCATCAACGTAGATCGTGACACGAACATGAAGCACCTCCGGCTCGCGCCTGGTGCAAATAATTTTCAAGTTTGGATACCAAGTGGCAGTTTTAGCGTCAAATTCCTGTATAATTATTACTATCAGTAAGGAGGTGGGTACATGATATTAATTACTGATGTGTTAGACCGGAGTCGTAAGGCGACGAACTTCTCCTATCTGACACATGAGGCGCAACTGAATGGGGAAGAAACGCTATCCGGCGCACTTCCCTATGAAGAAGCGTATTCGACGAGTTACAACGTTCTAGCAGAGCAGAGCGTCCTAAAGTTCGAAGGGCAAGAATACATCGTCAAGGAAACGAATGAGGTTGGCGTCGGCATTACGAAGGTGAAAGAGTTCGTCGCCGTCCGTAAGATATTTGATGACCTCGTGAACCATTACGTCTATACGAAGACGACGCAGAGTAACAGCTTGGGGTATTTCCTCAACTTGATTCTAGCGGGTTCTGGGTACACGGCGAACGTCATCGGTGCATTTGGCAACGAACGATTAGAGGAGTTCGGGGAAGATAATGCTCTTGCGTTATTTCAATCCTTGCTTAATACGTTCGAGGCAGAGTTCACGACGACAGGTAAGACGATTACCGTCCGTGATCGAGTAGGTGGTAATAGTAACTTCCGTTTTCAGTACAAGCACAACATCACCGGCATTAAAATCAATATCGACACGAAGAACCTTTCGACCTACATCAAGGGTTATGGTAAGCCGGCTGTCGATAAAAAGGGGAAGCCGACAGGTGATTATGTCGTCGAGGGGGAATACACAGCACCGAACGCGTCACTATACGGCATCCTACCTGCTACACCTTATCGAAATGACAAGATTACGTCGGAATTGACGCTACTCAAGTACATGAAGCAGCAGGTACAGGATTCGCCGTTGTTATCCGCACAGGTAGACTTCATCGAGTTCCGGGAATTGGGTTATCCAGTCCCGAAGCCGACGCTAGGGGATAGCTGTTTCATCATCTACGAGCCGTTCGACAACATGGTATTCGAGACGCGGTTAACGAAAGTATCCCGTCAACTCTATCTCGACAGCAATCAAACGTGGAAGTCCTATAAGACGATGGTCGAGTTTGCGACGGTGCAGAAAGATGTGACCGACACCCTTGCGCGATTCCAACAGACGAGCAAGCAGTTTGAGCGACTCTTGAAGGGACAGGCGACGTTACCCTATAGCGTCTTAGATGAAGCGGTCAGATTAGCAACGGAGGCCCTTAACAGCGCACAGACGGAACTGACGTTTGATAACGGCATCTTAGCCGTCGATAAGACGAACTCCAATAACATCGTCGTACTGAACAGCGCCGGTCTTGGTATCTCAACGAACGGTGGCGACACGTATGACAATGCCATCACAGCGCTAGGTATCAATGCAACGGTCATCACGACCGGTCAACTCAACACGAACAATGTCACGGTATACGGTGGCAATAGCGGGAACTTCATTCAGATGTCGGGCGCACAGTTCACTTCTCAGACTGAATCTGACGTGTATACCAAGATCAACGGGGCGCGGGTTGAATCACGCGGGCATCATACCCGGACATGGAAAGGGAAGACGACGACACACGATATTCGTTTGTTCCACCGGGACGGCTATTTCCGAGCGCGGAATGAAAACTTAAACCAATCGCTTTATATGTCGGATTGGGGTCTGTCTTCCCGCATTGATGGTGAAGGGGATGACGACGCTTCCGGTACGATTGAGTTTCACAGTGACGCGTATACACCGGCAGGCGATACCTACAAAGGGTTGACGATTGGCTCGTACGGTGGACGGTTAGCACTTGAAACAGATGAGGCGCGTATCTACCTCAACACAGGCGGTCCGGGCGTCCACGTCAGCAACCTTGCCGGAACATATCAGAAGATATATGCATCGGACTTCGTGAACAGTTCAGAACGCCATCTAAAGCGCGACATCGAAGACTTAACGTATGACGCTCTCGAAGTGGTCAATCAGATTAGAGTGCGGGAATACAAACGGATTTCCGTGGACGGTCCGACGCCGTACGACGAGTGGCAAGTGGGGATGATACTCGACGAAGCACCCGAACCGTTAGCAGGGGCGACAGGGATCGACTTGTATTCTTACGTCAGTTTCCTAGCGCGAGCCATTCAGCAACTAGACCAAAAGATAGGAGGGGTATGATGCAACAGAGACAAGAAGAAGACATGCAGGAATTACACGGCGTTATCGGTTCACTTGGTATTAAAATAGGGAACATGGAAATTAAACACAGTCAACTGGAAATCAAGTATAATAGACTACAGAGAGACTACGAGGAAGCGCAACGCCAACTCTTAACAAAAGTCTCGCAGGAAGAGGAGGGGAACTGATTGCCGAACTATCCATATGACGATTTAGGGACGCCGTTAGACGTAACGGAATTAGAAAAGCTAAACAATAACTATGACGCTATTCAAGCGGACATCCAAAGTGTTTCTAGCGCCTCGATACAAGCGGTGGATGCTCTCGAAGCTGATGTTACTAGTAAACTACTCACGCAAAAAAACGAGTACACTGGGCGTTTGGATGCTCAGTATGACGACTACACAGAACAGTTGCAAATTCAGAAAACAGACTATACAACCAAACTCAACGTGCAAAAACAAGTGATTAACAACTTAGTGGTCGATGGAGATTCTTCACCCGAAGCAGCGCAAGCGCGCGTAGGTTTCGATGGGACCGACTACCCTACGCTAAAAGACCGAATTGATGATGAAATCACTGACATTTCAGTAGCGCAAATTAACAAAAATAAAGGGAAATTCGACCAAAGCTACATGACAGATGAGTTCTTACAGCAGATTGCAGGTTCAACACCCATCAATGCGTCCCCTGCAACGCGTAGTTTAACATCCGGGGTTTTTGCCTTTAAATCCATTTCGCCGGAATTGATTTCTTTCTTTAAACAATCCAAAAATTTGTTTGACCCGAGTGTGGCAACCGCTGGGTATCAAGTAAATATCACGACAGGTGTATTGGACGTCGCTACAACTTATACCACATCCGACTTTATACCAGTGCTTCCTAGTACAGCTTATAGCCGATCGCAAGCATGGAATATGGCATTTTATACGAAAGACAAGAATTTTATTTCCGGTCGAAACGACCAAAGACAGTTTACCACTCCGGCCAATACGGCTTTTGTTCGAGTTTCCTTTTCGTCTGGCAACCTTTATAACTACCAGTTGGAACTAGGAAGTACTGAAACATCCTACGAAGCATATAAGATGTACACGGACGACACCAAGAACATCACTTTCACAAAAGGGTTCATCGAAAAGAGTTTTGAACAGTTCAGTATTGAAAAGACAGACGCCTTAGAACCAGGGAAAAACTTATTTGACAAGAACAAAGCGACGACGGGTTTTTATATTGATTACACAGCAGGCACTTTATCGGGCAATGCCACTTACTTTGCGACGGACTATATCGCCGTACTACCGTCTCAAGCGTACTCGATAAACTTTGATGGTCAGATGGCTTGGTATAATTCAAGTAAACAATATGTTAGTGGCGTCAATGGATTAGGCTTCGCCGCAAATAAAACAATCACCTCACCAAGCGTTGCGGCGTTCGCACGATTCTCAACTAAAGATAAAGATACCTTCCAAGTGGAAAAAGGGAACAGCGCTACAGCTTACGAACCTTTTAAGAAGGTAATTAAGAGTGATCTTCTGCCAAGCACAAGCGTGCCAATTGGAACAGATGAAGTCCTGCTATTTTTACCGCCAGAACTGCCTATTGCAGTCGGACGAACAATTGAATTATACAACAGTCAAGTGGTGTGGGCGGGAAACATTGAAAACTATCACATTAAATGGGCTTGTGCCGTCGGTTCTGCATTTAAGCGGAAATGGTCATGCACAGGCGTAACTGAAAAAATTGGTGATCACACACTAACGTGTACGGTATACAACAATAACATGGTGCAAGTGGCGCAAGGGACGACGACCGTTAAAATCGTAAATACTACGCTAACAACAACCAAAAAACTACTTTGCATCGGAGATAGTCTTACTAACCGAAAAGCATGGATGCCGGAGTTGAACACACTTGTCGGTGGGAAGATTCAATTTGTCGGTTCTCGTTTATGGACATCGGGTGCTACAACTTACGGGCATGAAGGGCGTAGTGGTTTTACGGCAGGAAACTACCTTACAGCCTCAACATACCCATTTGAAGGTGAAGGTGTTCAACCTTTTTGGAATCCCTCTACCTCGTCTTTTGATTACGCCTATTACAAAACGCAAACAGGCGTCAACCCGGATGCTATTCAAATTTTCTTAGGTACAAACGGCATTGCGCTTGATCCGACGGTGAACGCTGGAAACATTAAAACGATTGTCGATAAAATACGCCAAGTGGATGCGGTTATTCCGATTTATGTTGTTTTTACACTCTACCGTGGCGATCAAAATGGTATGGGGCGTCAATTATCAAGTGATGGGTATAGCGCGGGAAGTGGTGTATGGAAACTAGAGGAAGACCGCAAAGTTTACAATTTAATGGTTAAGTTATACGATTTGCTGAAACTTTATTCAAATCTGCGTTTTATTCCCATTGCCCATACACACGATTCGGAATATAACTTTTATAATGGGACGACGTACCCCGTCAACCCACGATCTACCATCATGGAACCGCAACAAATCGAAGCGACACACCCGCAGAATCCGGGGTATTTCCAAATGTCCGATATTATCTATTCGACATGGTGTTTATACAACGATTAACAACAGCGCCCCTCGCGGGCGCATCATCTTAGACACGCACCTTAGACCTCACACACACTCAACTCACACTAGGAGGCAACATAAATGGTAACGTATTGGACTTATCGGGTATTATATACATCGGCGTGCTTATCAAATGTACCGGCTTCATACCGGAGCGCAGTCGAAAAAAATCTACGCGAACGCAAGGTAGATAACTGCGGGAATTGATAGGGGGTCAAGCCATTGGAGGTGAATGAAAACGTGGAACGCCTAACTGAAATGGTAGGGGATCACGAGAAACGCCTGAACGATTTAGAGGTAGACCGGTTAAAACAGAATCATCAGATTGAGGTATTAGGTATGAAGGTGGATGGAATGGGCGCACAGTTCACGGAGATGAAAGCAACCGTGAAGGAAGATGGCGTCAAGACAAGGGAGAGTATCGAGAAGTCGCAGGAGAAACGTGAGAAGTCAGACGAGAAGATGAACGACTGGATCCGAAGTCAATTCGACAACCTCAAAGCATCGGAAGAAGCGGCCGCTACGCGTGAGTTTGAGACGAAACGGACGAAGTTACAGATTGCTCGTGACGTCATGCTCGCACTCGTCGCGGGTACAGTCGGTATACAAGAGTTAATCCAATGGATTGGAAAGCATTTTTAAAAGGGGGAACACATATGTATTACGACAAGCGTAACCGCGCAGCACTCGCAGAACTTGCACCGAATACGAAACAAGCCGCGAACAAGTGGTATGACTACCTAATCAAGAATAAGATCGAAGTCTTGATCTATGACGCACGACGGACAGAAGCAGAGCAACGGGCGAACGTAAATAGCGGGGCATCGCAGACGATGCGCTCGTATCATTTAGTCGGGCAGGCGCTCGATTTCGTGCCGGCTACGGCGAGTGGTGGCGTTGAATGGGGTAGCTATGGTCGCTCCGACATCAAGAAAGCCGTCGCTGAAGCGAAACGTTTAGGATTCGAATGGGGTGGAGACTGGTCCGGCTTCGTCGATAAGCCTCACCTGCAATACAACTACCGCGGATATGGTTCTGATACGTCTCTCGCTTCCTCTAAGCCATCTCCTGCGCCTAGTAAGCCTAGCGCCCCTGCATCATCTAGCGGCACGCATAAGGTCGTCTACGGTGATACGTTGAGCGGCATCGGCAAAAAGTACGGCGTTTCCGTCACTGACATCAAAGTATGGAATGGCTTAAAGAGTAGCGACATCTATCCGGGAGACGTCCTCAAAGTGAAGAAGCCGGCGAAAGCGAAAGAAACGGCAAAAGCAATCGTCCCTTATCCCGATAACGTTCTATATAATGGAGCAAAAGGCATGGAGCGTGAAGATATTGAACGGATTCAACGGGCAGTTAAGGCAGAAGTCACGGGTAAGTTTGACGCACAGACAACAGCAGCGGTGAAGAAATACCAAGCACGCCACAAGTTAACGGCAGACGGTCAAGTCGGAAAGTTGACATGGAACAAACTTTTCTAAGGGGGAACTAATCAATGCAGGTAGACGATAAGGTCAAAGGTTGGGTCGTCCTCGTTACGGGCGTCCTGTCATCACTCTTACTCTTTCTCGGTACGATCAATGTGAAGTATGAATGGTTCACGCTAGAGTCCATCGGCGCATTTGGTGGCGTCCTCACAGCGTTGCTATTGCTAGGATTTAACTTGTATTCTGTTTGGAAGAACACATACATTACCAAAAAAGGTAAAAAACAGCTTGATGTTTTGGAGAAGAATGATTTAAAATAAGGGTAATCACACAGGTGAGGGCGGGTCCCATGTAGAGACAAGCCTACCGCACAGCGGGCAACTAAAATACTTCTAACTTTAAAATGGTTCTGCGTACTGTGAACGCGCTGAACACCAAGACACCCTGTATCTACGCGGGGTGTTTTTTCTTTTGTTCTAGTGTTATAATAAAAGAACAAGTCTGTAAAAAATACTATTCT